CGGGGCCAATATCACCATCACGCGGGTGGACTGAGCCATGCCCGGCAGCGATAGCGCGAGGGCCGACTGCATGCCCGGCAGCGATAGCGCGAGGATCGCCTAGATGGGCGCGTTGTTCTCATCGCCGAAGGCGCCCCTGCCGCAGGCGCCGGTGATCCCGGCGCCTGCGCCACTGCGCGACGAAGTGACCGGCACCGCGGCGGCCGAACGCCAGCGCCTGGCCGGGCTGCGCGGCCGTGGCGCCACCCTGCTGGGCGGACCCGGCAGCTATGCCCGCGCGCCGGATGCCAAACGCACCCTGTTGGGAGTAGCCGACTGATGAGCTGGGAACCGCCGAAATACATGGTCCTGCCCGCCGCCCAGGCGGTGCTGGCGCGCGCGGACGAGATGTACCCCGAACACAGCATGACCCAGGTGCAGGCCGCCGAACTGGCAATCGCCGCGCTGATCGCCGGGCGCGACGCCATGCTGAACGCGCCGCTGGGCCGGCGGCACTCCTGATGGCGCCGGCAGCGACATTGCGAGGCAATCAATGAGCCTTGACCCCAAGCGCGTGCAGGCCCGGCTGAGCACGATGAAGGCGGCACGGGCGACGCATGACAGCCACTGGCAGGAGGTGGCCGACTACATCCTGCCGGCGCGGGCCTTCAATACGCGCCATGCGCCGGGCAGCAAGCGCCGCGCGCGGATCTTCAACACCGGCCCGGTGCTGGCCGCCGAGCAGCTCGCCGGCGGGCTGCACGGCATGCTGACCAGTCCCGCGCTGCGCTGGTTCGCGCTGGTGCCGCTGCCGCACCTGGCGGGCGACCTGGCGGTGCGCGCCTGGTTCGAAGCGGCCACCGATGTGCTGTATTCGCATTTCCAGTCGGCCCGCTCCGGCTTCGACGTGGCGCTGCATGAAACCTACCTGGACGTGGCGGGCTTCGGCTCCGGCGTGATCTTCACCGCCGACCAGGGCCGCGCCGGGCCGCACCACCAGGCGGTGCCGCTGGTGGAATGCTACTACACCGAGAACGCCCGCCGCGAGGTGGACACGCTGTATCGCAGCTACGAGCTGCCGCTACGCGAGGTGCTGCGGCTGTGGCCAGCGACCGCGCCGGACACGCTGCGCCGGCAGGTGGAACAACACCCCGACAAGCCGGTGCCGATCGTGCACGCGGTGGAGCCAGCCAAACGCGGCGACTGGGATAGCTGCTACGTGACCGGCAGCGACTACCTGGAGCACGGCCGCTTCGCGGAGTTCCCCTACGCGGTGCCCCGCTGGACCAAGCGCAGCGGCGAGACCTACGGCACCGGCCCCGGCATGAACGCCCTGCCCGACGTGGCGATGCTGAACAAGCTGGAGGAGCTAAACCTGCGTGGGCTGGCCAAGAGTGTCGACCCCGCCGTGTTCATGCCGCATGACGGGTTTTTGAACGCGCCGAACGCCAACCCCGGCGCGATCAACTATTACGACAGCGCGCAGATGCGGCGCGAGAACCCGATCTTCAGCCTGCCGCCGAGCCGCCCGGACCTGGCGTTCCAGTATATCGAGCTATTGCAGGACCGCATTCGCAACATCTTCTACACCACATGGCTGAACCTGCCGCAGCAGCCGAACATGACGGCCACCGAAGTGCTGCAGCGGCGCGACGAATTGCTGCGGCTGCTGGGGCCGATGGTGGCGCGGCTGACCGCCGAGCTGCTGGCCCCGCTGATCGAGCGCACCTTCGCCATCATGGGCCGTAACGGCATGTTCCCGCCGGCGCCGCCGCAGCTGGCGAACCAGGGCTGGACGGTGGAATACCTCAGCCCGCTCGCCCGCGCCCAGCGCGCCGCCGACGCCGAGACGGTGATGCGCCTGGTGGCCGCCGCCCAGCCGCTGGTGCAGGCCGACCCGGCGGTGCTGGAGGCGCTGGACACCGACGAGGCGTTCCGCTTCCTGGCCAACCGGCTCGGCTCGCCGGCCAGCATCGTCCGCTCGCCCGAGCAGCTCGCCGCCCGCCGCCAGCAGCGCGCCGACGCCGAGGCGCAACAGGCGCAGATCGCCGCCGCCCAGGGTGCCGCCGGTGCCGCGAAGGATGGCGCCGGCGCCCTGGCCACGCTGGCCGGCATCGGCGGCCAGCAGGGGGGCGTGTGACGCCGAGGCACGATCCCGTCAATCACCCGTCACACTACACGAGCCACCCCAGCGGCGTGGAGTGCATCACCATCACCCAGCACATGGGCTTCTGTCTTGGCAATGCGATCAAATATATCTGGCGTGCCGACCTGAAGGCGGATGCGGTCGAAGACCTCAAGAAAGCCCGCTTCTACATCGACCAGGAATTGACGCGGCGCGGAGGCGGCAAATAGTGCCGCGCATCTGGCAAACCTGGCGCGAGCGGCGGCGGCATGAGACGCGCGAACAGGCCGACGCGCGGCTGGCGGGCGAGCGCGCGGCGCTGGCGGATGACTACCGCCACGTGTTCGCCAGCGAGTCGGGCCAGCGCGTGCTGGCCGACCTGCTGCGGCGCGCCGGCGTGATGCAGACCAGCCACGACGGCAACCCGATGCAGACCGCCTATGCCGAGGGCAAGCGCCGCATCGGCCTGGAACTGATCGAGATGATCAATGCCGACCCGGGCGCCGCGCTGCGGCTGGCCACGGTGGGCCAAACCGAGGAGCTGTTCAGCCATGGATGAGCGTTTGACCGACGCCACCAACATCATTCGCCGCGCGCGCACCGACTTCCAGGTGACCGACGAGCAGATCGCCCGCCAGGTGCTGGACGTGGCCGACCTGCCGCGCGGCAAGCCGGTGCAGACGCGCGCGGCCAAGGCCACGAAGGCGAAGAAGGGACACAACGATGCGGGCTAAAGCAAGCCGGGCGCCGCAGCCGCTGCCCCCGATGGCCCCACGCCGGATCGTGTCGCCGAATAACCGCGACTGGGGTCAGACGCGGCAAATCTCGGATGCAGATGTGCCGAAGCTCACCGACCGCGGGCGGGCCATCCTGGTGCAATTGCTCGCCGCCATTGAACGCAACGGCATCGTGCTCATGACCAGCCGTGCCGAGCTGCGCACCAGCGGGGAATTTATGCAGCAGCTCTACTACGACGGATGGGTGAACGGCGCCGGATCCAACGACACGCGCGGCACCGGCAATACGGCCGCAAGCTCGTGGTGGTGGCTGACCACGTCGGGCGAAGCGACGGTGCGCACAATCGCCGGCCCCACCGGGATGGAGACGAAGGCCAATGTCTGATGCTACCACCACCGCGCCCGCCGGCGATCCGCCCGCGCCCACTGCCGGCACCCTGCTGGGCAACGCTGCGCCTCCTGCTGGGACTGCCGCCAGCCCGCCCGCCGGCACGCCGCCCGCTGTTGCCCCCCCCGCCGGCACCGATGCGCGCGACTGGTTGCCCGAGGCGTTCCGCGCCGACCCCACCTTCAGGGACATTGCCAATGTCGAGGCGCTGGCCAAGTCCTACAAGGGCGCGGCTTCGCTGGTGGGTCTCGACAAGGGCCAGGTGCTCCGGCTGCCGAAGGACGAAGCGGCGCCGGAATGGGCGGAAGTCTATGCGCGCCTCGGCCGGCCGGAAAAGCCGGAGGGCTACCAGTTCCCCGAGCTGCCCGGCCAGTTGGTCGAGGGCGTGGAGCCGGCCGCGCGCCAGGCGTTCCACGAGATGGGGCTTTCAGCCAAGCAGGCCGCCGGGGTGATGGGCCTTTATGGCGCGCAACTCCAGGCCGCCGAGACCGCCAAGCTGGCGCGCGCCGAGCAGGTGGAAGCCGCGGTGGCCGCCGACCTCCAGCGCGAATGGGGCGACGCCTTCGCCGACCGGCTGCACGCCGCCAACCGCGTGATCAGCGAGGTGGGCGGCGCCGATCTGGGCCGGCTCATGCAGGAAACCGTGATGCCCGATGGCACCCGCATGGGCAACCATCCGCTGCTGATCAAGGCATTCGCCGCCCTGGCCGAGCGCACCGCCGAGCCGGGCGGCCTGAAAGGCGGCAGCGCCGGCCAGTCGGCCGCAGCCCCCACGCCGCAGGAGGCGCAGGCCGAGATCCTGCGCCTGCGCGGCGACACCGAGTTCCACGCCGCCCGCGCCAAGCCCAGCCACCCCGACCACGCCAGGAACGTGGATATCTGGCGCCGGCTGAACGAGGCCGCGGCGGCCGGCACCACGTGGGTGGCGTGACATGAGCGATGAGCCGAAGCTGCCGCCGCTGTGTGCCACCACCCTGCCGTTGCTGGCCAACGGCCAGGGCATCAGCGACACCACGGCCATGCGCCTGCACCTGCTGCGCATCGCCGCCGACATGGCCCCGCGCCTGACCGGCGGCGTGCGCGCCGATGAAGTAGTTGAACGCGCGCGTGTGCTTGAGCTATATGTTACGGGTCCGTCGCCGGGTAGCGAGGCGAAAGCCCCGTCCGAACCGCCGGAACCGGCAACAGGCCCACCGGAAACGGGGCCAGACGCGGGTCCGGCTGACCTGCGGAGCGACGGCCCGATATCGGCGGGGAGCGCGGCGCCAGCCACGTCCGTCTGACCGGCCGGCGTTGCCCGCACGAGATTGCCGGGGAGCTTAGTCGATCAATGCAGCTTGCATGCGATCGGGAGTTCCCCCGCAAATGTCTTTCAACATCGATACCGTCTTCGTCCAGCAGTTCCGCAGCGAGCTGGCCGTGCTGGCCGCGCAGAAACTGTCGCGCATCCGCCCCTGTGTCATGGTCGAGCCGGTCACCGGCACGTCGGCCTGGTATGACCAGATCGGCCATGTTGAGGCCGCGCAGAACACCACGCGCAACGGCGACACCCCGATCACCGACGTGCCGTTCGCGCGCCGGCTGATCCACATCAAGGACTGGCACGTACACGAGCTGATCGACCGCAAGGACGAGCGCAAGATGCTCGCCGGTCCGGTGCCGAAGGTGGCCGAAGTACTGATGGCCGGCATGAACCGCGCGATGGACCGCGACATCCTGGCCAGCATGCTGGCCACCGCCTTTACCGGCGTGAACGGCGCCACCTCGGTCGCCTTCCCCGCCAGCCAGCAGGTGACGGTGGCCAGCTGGAAATACGGCAGCGGCACCGGCAACGCCGGGCTGACCATCAGCAAGCTGATCGAGGCCAAGCAGATCCTGGACGCCAACGAGGTGGACGGCGACGAGGCCATGGGCGACCGGTTCATTGCCGTGACCGCCCGCCAGGTCTCCGACCTGTTGGCCACCACCGAGGCGACCAGCGCCGACTTCGCCGAGGTCAAGGCGCTGGTGCGTGGCGAGATCGACAGCTTCATGGGCTTCAAGGTCATCCGCACCCAGCTGGTGCCGGTGGACGGCTCCAGCTACCGCCGGGTGATGGCGTGGCAGCGCGCCGGCGTGTTCCTCGGCCTGAACGAGGACGTAACCGGCGACATCGGCCCGCGGCGGGACAAGAACAACAGCACCCAGGCATCGTGCCATGCCGGCTGGGGCGCCGCCCGCGTCGAAGAAGCCCGTGTGGTCGAAATTCAGTGCAGCGAAGCCTGATCCCCCCCCCCGCCCGAAACACGCGCCTGACCCCCCCCACCCCCGAGGAGCCTCCTTTGGCTTTCGTCAACGTCCTGTCCCCGCTGATCACCAACCGGGACGCCACGCCCCGCACCATCAACCCCGTGCTGACCGACGGCGCGCGCCTGCGCACCAAGACCGCCGTGGTGGAGGTGACCAACGGGGACAGCATCGGTTCCACCTTCCGCCTGTTCTCGGTCCCGTCGAATGCCCGCGTCGTTGGGCTGAAGCTCTTCTGCGACGCGATCACTTCGGCGACCGCCGACGTGGGCCTGTACCAGACCACGACGAACGGCAGCGCGGTGGTCGATGCCGACGCCTATGCCAGCGCCCAGACCATCGCCACCGCCAACAAGCTGGGCATCGAAGTGGCGTTCGAGGCGCGCGACGTGGACAAGGCGGCGAACCGCGTGTGGCAGGACGGCGGGCTGACGGCCGACCCGACCCGCGAATACGACATCGTGGCCACCCTGACCGCGGCGGCCACCGCCAGCGGCACCCTGGTGGCGTCGCTGGAATACGCGCTGGACTGATCGGATCGGATCGGCGCGGGCGGGGCTGCGGCCCCGCCCGCGCGGCACGGGCCCATGCCCCCGATGCCCCCTATGCCCCCCATGCCAGGAGCGCCCCATGCCCAGCCTGACGGAAGTGGCGAACCTCGCGCTGGCCATGGTGGGCGACGAGCGCATCACCAGCCTCGAAACCGACACCAGCGAGGCCGCCAGCCTGTGCAATCAGCAGCTCGGCCTGGTGCGCGACACCTGCCTGGTGCAGCACCCGTGGAACTTCGCCGCCCGCCGCGCCAGCCTGCCGGCGCTGGCCACCGCCCCGGCGTTTGAATACGGCTACGCCTACCGCATCCCGGCCGACTGCCTGCGGGTGCTCACGCTGTTCAGCATCGACCCGCACCAGCCATGGCTGCGCGAGGGCGACGACATCCTGACCGACCTGCCGGCCCCGTTGCGCATCCGCTACATCGCGCGCGTCTCCGACAGCGGCCAGTGGGCGCCGCTGTTCGTGGACATGGTGGCCGCCACCCTGGCCGAGCGCCTGGCGCTGCCGCTATCGGCCAGCCAGCAGAACCGCGCCGCGATCGCCCAGTTGCAGGACCGTATCCGCGCCCGCGCCCGAGCAATCGACGCCGCCGAGGGCACGCCGCACCCCGCGACCATGCCCGCCGACGTGTTCGTGCAGTCGCGGTTCTAGCGCCGTGCCGCTGCAAACCATCATCCAGACCAGCTTTGCGGCGGGCGTGCTCAGCCCGCGCATGCGCGGACGGGTGGACCTGCAGCAATACCCGGCCGGCGCCGAAGACCTGACCAACGTGCTGGTGCAGTCCCAGGGCGGCGCCACCAAGCGGGGCGGCAGCTACTTCGTCACTGCGCCGCGCACGAACGCCCGGGTGCGCCTGGTGCCGTTCATCGTGTCCAGCGCCGTGGCCTACGTGCTGGAGATGGGCGACAACTACATGCGCATTCTGCGCAACCGCGCGCTGCTGACGGACGGCGCGGCGGCGCTGGAAATCGCCACGCCGTATTTCGCGGCCGAGCTGCGAGAGCTGAAATTCGCACAGTCGGCCGACGTGATGTACGTGTTCCACCCCAACCACCAGCCGCGCCGCATCACCCGCGGCGCCGGCGGGGCGTGGAGCATCGCCCCGGTGGTGTTCAGCAACGGCCCCTACGACACCGAGAACACCGGCGATGTGGGCGCCGCCCTGCCCGGCAGCACCGCCAGTTTGGGCGAGGGCGCCACAACCGGCGGCAGCACCGGCGGCAGTGGCGTGGGCGACGGCCCCGATCCGGTGCGGGACCCCGGCGACGGCGGCGAAGGCCCCGGCGGCGAGGCCAGCGGCGGCGACGCCGGTGGCGGCGAGGCCGGTGGCGAACCTGACGGCGAGGCCGGTGGCGGCCCCGGCGGGCTGGGTGAAGCGTGAGAATGGGCATGATACCCATTTCGGTTCTGGCATTGTTCCTGCGTCCGGGTGCTGTCGCGGACCAAGTGGCCCGCTGTGGCCGCGCGCGCGGCGCCAAGGAGCGCCGCTGAAATGGCTGACACCGCCATCACCCTGACGCCGAGCGTGGCGCACGCCTCCGGCGCCTGCACCGTCACCGCCAGCGCCGCGCTGTTCACCGCGGCTGACGTCGGCCGGCTGGTGGGCATCCTGCACAAGTGCAGCACCGAGCGCGTGGCGGCGACCGCCTACACGGCCGGGCAAATCCTGATCGCCGAATTCAACCAGGTGCCGCGCCTGTATCGCGTCACCCGCGCCGGCACCACGGCGGCGGCCACCCTCGCCGGCACCACGCCCGACTATGACCTGGACGTGCCGAACGAGGCCGGCCCCACCATCATCGACGGCTCGGCGGTGCTGAAGTATCTCGGCCCCGGCCGCCATGTGTGGGGCTGGGCCACCATCACCGCCTTCACCAGCACCACCGTGGTGGACGCCACGATCCACCCGCGCGGCCCGTTCGCCGCCACCACCGCCAGCCTGCGCTGGCGCCTGGGCGAGTTCTCGGCCGCGCGCGGCTGGCCGGCGGCCGGCACCTTCCACAAGGGCAGGCTATGGATCGGCGGCACCGCCACCCGGCCGCAGACGCTATGGGCCAGCGAGACCGGCGACTTCGACAGCTTCGCGCCGACCGAGGCCGACGGCGCGGTGCTGGATACCAACGCCATCGCCATCACGCTGGACGACGACCAGGTGAATACCATTCGGTGGCTGGTCTCGGCCCCGCGCGGGCTGGCGGTGGGCGTGGCGTCCGGCGAATTCCTGGTGGCGGGCATCAACCGCAACGCCGCCCTGGCGCCGGGCAATGTCGGCGCCGATCGCCAGGGCGACCGCGGCAGCGATGCGGGGCTGGCGCCACAGCGCATCAGCGGCGTGGTGCTGTTCGCCCAGCGCGGTGGCCGGCGCATGCGCCAGCTCGAATACGATTTTGGGGTGGACCGGTTCACCACCCTGGACCTGACCGCCCTGGCCGACCACATCGCCGGGCCAGGCTTCGTCGAGACCGCCTATGCCGACGTGCCCGACGGCGTGTTCTACGGGTTGCGCGGCGACGGGCTGATTGCAGCCCTGACCTACGACACCGACCAGAAACTGCGCGCCTGGACCCTGCTGGCGCTGGGCGGCGAAGGCATCGTGGAAAGCATCGCCGCCGTGCCCGATCCCGACGGCACCGGCAGCGACCTTTATGTGGCCGTGGCGCGCACCGTGGCCGGCGTGACCACCCGCAGCATCGAGTTCATCCGCGCACCATTCCGCGACGACCTGGACGCGCCGGCGGATGCGTACTTCGTCGATGCCGGGCTGACCTATTCCGGGACGCCGGTGAACACCGTGACCGGGCTTGCCCACCTGGAGGGCCGCACGGTGCAGATCGTCGCCGACGGCTCGGTGCGCCAGCCCCAGGTGGTGACCGGCGGACTGGTGCAGATCTCCGGCCCGGCGGCGGCGACCGTGCATGCCGGGCTATCCTACCGCGCGCGCATCGTTGACCTGCCGCCGGAGGCCGGTGCCGCGCCGGGCAACACCGCCCAGGGCCAGCGCCAGCGCGTGGTGAACGTCACCCTGCGGCTGCTGGCCAGCGGCGGCGGCATGGTGGGCGGGCGTGACAGCGACCGGCGCGAGAGCCTGGCCTTCCGCACGCTGGACATGGCGATGGGCGAGGCGGTGCCGCTGTTCACCGGCGACCGCAGCATCGCCGCCTTCAGTAAATGGGGGCGGCACGGCCAGGTGGAAATCGTCCACGACGAGCCGCTGCCCTTCACCGTGCTGGCGATCATCAAGGAAATGGACGGGTCATGATTGTACGCGCGATGCAACCGCTCGACCTGCACCGCATCCGCATCGACCAGGCGGCGCTGCCGGGCTGGCGCGACCAGGGGGCGACGATGCTGGCCGCCGGGCCGTGCTGGGCGGCGGTGCAGGACGGCGAGGTGCTGGCGCTGGCCGGGCTGGTGGTGCACTGGCCGGGCCGCGCCGGCTGCTGGTGCCTGATCGGCACCCACTTTCCCCGCCGCGGCTGGGTATGGCTGCACAAGCAGGTTGTGCGACGCATGGGCGAGGCGCAGCAGCAGCTGCAACTGCACCGGATCGAAGCGGAAAGCGCCTATGGCTGGCTGCCCGGCGCGCGCTGGCTGGAACGGCTGGGCTTCGAGCGCGAGGGCCTCATGCGCGCCTATGGCCATGACGGCCGCGACTTCATCCGGTGGGCACGCATCGCCAGTGCAGCCGAGGGAACAACCTGATGGGTCCCGCCCTGATCGCCGCGGCGCCCTATCTGCTGGCCGCCAGCGCCGGCATATCCGCCATCGGCGCGATCTCCGGCGGCCAGCAGCAGCAGGCCGCCTTCAACCAACAGGCGGCTGCCGACCGCAGCAACGCCGACCAGGCGCGCGTCAACGCCGCGGTGCAGCTCAACACCGCCGAGGCCGAGGCGGCGCGCACCGAAGGCACCACCCGCCGCCGCGTGGCCACCGCCTTCAACCAGGCCGGCGCCAGCGGCGTGGATGCCGCATCCGGCAGCCCGCTGGACGTGCTGGGCGACATCGCCGCCGAAGGCGCGCTGGACACGCAGATCCAGCGATGGAAGGGCCGCGCCGGCGCCAACGCCCAGTTGGGCCAAGCGCGCAGCTTCGAGGCCCAGGCCGGCTTCGCCGAGCAGGCCGGCAGCGCCGCGGCAACCGCCGGATATATCAGCGCCGGCAGCACCCTGCTGGGCGGCCTGTCGAACTATGCAACCATCAAGGCGCGCAAATGAGCGGCAGCTACACCTCGCGCGAGGGCTACAACCTCCAGATCACCGCGCCGTCCGCGCGCGGGCCGGACCCGCGCGCCGCCAGTCAGGTGGCTAATGCCGTGGCCAATGGCATGGCGGAGATCTCCGGCCGATGGGCGCAAACCTGGGCCGCCGCCGAGCAGGCCGACCAGGTGCACCAGGCGACCAAGCTCACCGCCGATGCCTCCATGCAGCTCGCCGACATGCAGCTGCGCTATGAGCAGGACGCCGACCCGGCTACCGTGCCGGCCCGCTTCAAGGACGAAGCCACCAGTTGGGCGGCCGGGCTCCAGGAGGGCTTGCCGCCCGGCCTGGCCGCGCGCGTGGGCAGCTCGCTGGCCGGACTGACCGCCGATGCCTACCGCCGCACCGTGGGCAGCGCCTTCAGGCGCCACACCGAGACGCTGCGCACCGGCATGGCCACGACGCTGGGCACCCACGCCCAGGCGTTGGCCGGCGCGCGCGACGAACCCGACGTGCTGACGCAGCTGGCCGGCATGAAGCGCACCATCGCCGGCAACGTCGCCAGCGGCGTGGTGGCCGAAGCCGCCGCCGGCCCGCTGTTCAGCAACGCCGCGCGCCAGGCCATCACGATCAAGGCCGCCAGCGACCCCATCGCCGCGCAGGCGCTGCTGGACCGCCTGAAGGGCGAGATGGAAGCCGGTGATGTGGCCGCCCTGGTGACCGGCTTGCGCGCGCCGGTCGAACGCCGGCTGGGCGAGGAAGCGGCCGCGGCCAGCATCGCGGCCAGCGGCGGCGCCGCCGGCATCGTCGATGCCATCATGGCGCAGGAGAGCGGCGGGCGCGACGGGCTGGTGTCGGTCGACGGCGCCCGCGGGCGCATGCAGATCATGCCGGGCACATGGGCGCAGTATGCCCGGCCGGGCGAGGCGATCGACAACCCCGAGCACAACCGCGCCGTCGGCGAACGCATCATCGCCGACCTGGCGTTCAGGGCCGGCGGCGACCCCGCCCGCATCGCCGTCGGCTACTTCTCCGGCCCCGGCAACATCGCCCCATTCGACAGCCCGACCCCCTGGAAAGAGGATCGGCGCGACGGCAATGGCATGACCGTCAGCCGCTACGTGGCGCAGGTGACCGCCCGCCTGGCGCCGGCCGGCACCACCGCCGCGCAGGGCGAGGCCGCCCTGACTGACGTGCGCGCCCGATTGGCCGACGCGCCGC